GAGCAGGGCTATTGGTGGCTCTTCATCAGCGGCGAAGCCCAGGACAAACCTCTTTACCCACGACCATGAAAACCCTTTTCCTCCTCCTCGCGGCCTCCAGCCTCCACGCCGTCACCCCTGGACAAGTCGAGGCCATCATATCGGTCGAGTCCTCCGGCAACCCCAAGGCCATCGGGCGACTCGGTGAGCGTGGCCTCTGTCAGTTCTTTCCAGCTGCGTGGGCCGATACGACCCGCTGGCGTGCCCGCCACGGCCTCCCGACCTACGGGTACTACTCTTGGGCCTTGGACGAAGGGGTAAGCCGTGAATACGCCACGTCGTGGCTTACCCTCAACGAGGAACGGCTGACGGCCCGACTAGGCCGACCCCCCACCATCGGCGAACTCTACGCCGCCCATCAACTCGGCTTCTCAGGCTTTGCTTCTAAAGGGTTTGACCTCCGCCGTTGCCCGACCATCACCAAGGTCGTCGTGGCTCGTCTTGAGCGCGACCCCAGAACTAAATGACCAAGCCAACAATCGTCGCCGTGGACCCGGGAGTCAATGGAGGCATCGCCGTCTTCATCCCGTCCGAAGGCTCTATCGAACTGCACAAGATGCCCGGCACCGACTGGGATGTCGTGCAACTGCTCAAGGACATCAACTCCAACGCGGGGTCGGTCGTCCTCTATCTAGAGGAGCCTCCGCTCTTCGCCGGCAAAGGCATCCCTGGCTCCGCCATCGGGAAACTGATGTGGAACACGGGCGTCCTATATGGTTGCGCCGTCGCCCATGCGTGGGAGGTCCACCGCATCCGTCCCGCGATCTGGATGAAGGCTCACCCCGTCGGCACGAAGGGCGACCTCACGACCACGGCTTGGAAGAACAAGCTGAAGGCTCGGGCCTCTGAACTATTCCCCGCCGAGACTGTCACGCTTTGGAACGCCGACGCTCTACTCATCCTTGACGCTGCTCGACGCGGCGCCATCAACTGACCCCCTTTCCCATGCTTAAGAAACAACCCAAGAACAACCCCGAAGCCAAGGCCCCCGCCTCCTACCGCGAACTCTCCGGCTCGTCCTACATAGTATTACAGGACGGCACCGTAGCTCGTAAACTCAAGCCCCGCACCCTCACCGGCTCGACCCGCTACTGGTTCCTGTCCCACGAAGGCCGCCTCCGTTGCGTCTCTCAGAAGACTGTCGACGAGATGACTACTTTCCCCTAATCCATACACACCAACCCACACCAAACCAAGCCATGAGCAAAGTAACCCAACCCCTGGAGCAATCTAATCCGTACGCGGACGTCATCGCCGCCCTCTCCAAGATGGAGAACGTCGGTGCGAACCGCATCAACCCCGCCTTCAAGGCCCGCTACGTCTCGCTCGACGCCCTGCTCGACGCGGTGAAGCCCGTCCTCGCGGAGCATAACCTTGCGCTGATCCAAACGCTCGAGACCGAGGAAGGCAAAGTCGGCGTCTCAACCTCCCTGCTGCACACTTCGGGTCACGCCTTCTCCTTTGGTCGTCTGATGGTCAAGGCCGACGGCTTAACGGCTCAACAGATTGGCGGCTGCTTAACTTACATCCGTAGGCAAAGTATCCAAACTTGTTGCGGCATAAGTGTTGACCTAGATTTGGATGGCAACGACTCGGCTCTAAAGCACTTGCCTCCCAAGACTCAAGTCCCCGAAGGCGTGGCTGGCTATGAAGAAGCCGCTATCGAATTGCTTATTAACAAGGGCTGGCTCAAGCCTGGACAGGGGCTCAAGTCTTTATCCGGTGCCCAAGCCGCTGCCACAATGACCCCTGCCTTTGAGCAAGCCGTCCGCAACTCAATCAAATGAACATCGACGACATCATCGAGTCCGCCCAGCTGAAGGGCCGCGTCATCGCCCTCAACGCTCAGGTCGAAACCCTCACCGCTGAGGTTCGTTGCCTCGAGGCCGTCATCCGTTCCCACGAGCGCGTCGACTGCCTGACGGTGGCTAACCTCAAGGCCGAAGTCGAGCGTCTGGAGTCTGACCTCAAGTTGGAGAAGGAGAACGAAGACCGCCTCGTCCGTCTTTGGCAAACGGCTAACAACGAAGTCCACGGGCAGAGGTCGCAAATCGCCGCCTTGATTGATAACCAGACCCGCCTCAATGCCGAGGTCGAGCGTCTTGAAAAAGGTATCCAGCCAGAAGGTAGCAACGATGCGGTCGGAAGGGCTGTAGAGTTGCTTCTCGAAAAGGAAAAGGAAATCGACCGCCTCAATGCCGAGGTCGAGCGTCTCCGCAAGGCGGGCGTGGCGATTGGTATGTGCTTGCCCGACACCGATGAGGCGAACGCCGCATATCGTGCTTTTGAGTACGCCGCCAAGGAGGGCAAGCAGTCGTGAGCGCCACGACGGAAGGCACGGGGCAACCCATCAACGTTATCCTACCCGACCATACCGTCATCCTCATGTGGATCATAAAGACCGAGGCTATCCGGCAATACTCTATCCAGGATATGAAACACGCCGAGGTCGAACTCGCTGACTTCGAGGCCGTCATCCTCGCCAAGCAAGCCAAGTTTGTCCCCACCTTTGCGGGTGCCACCTTCGAGCTGAACGGCAACTACTACATTATAGACGCGGTCAGTCAGTCGGTCGTCGATGCTGTCAAACGCCAGTCCATCCACCTCAAAAAGATATGGGTCTCGGCCCGGTCTTTCTTCCCAAGTGGCCCCGTCCTATAAGGCCATCCCCTCGTCGGTCTTTAAGGCCGCCCAGTCCTTCAAGGATGACGGCAAGCCTTTCGCTCTGATTATCATTCTCGACTCAATGCTCTACGTTGAGGTCTCAGCCAAGACGGCAGTCGTCTTTGAGCGCCTACTCAAGGGCTGGACAGCAGAGACTATGCCGACCCTCTACCGCTCCAACCTCCGCACCTTCCTAGTCCTCAAGGGCGAAGTGAAGGAGGTCACTTTAACCCGCATCAAGACCATTCTCAAATGACCAACACCGACCGCCTCGCCGCAACCCTTCGCCGGCTAAACACCGAAGCCCGTAGCCTCTCGTCCTACCAGACCGCCTTTGTCACGCAGTACGATATTACTCGCGTAACCATCGACACCGACCGCCTCCTGTCCGTCCTGTCGACGACCGACTCGTCCCGCCTCGACGATCCGAACGACCTCCTCGAGCTCCGTGAGCGATTGAACATCGTCCGAGCCGACTTGGCTTCACTCCTGGTCAGCGTCCAAAACCTCCACGAGAAAGCCGAAGAGATGGATAAGACCTTGAACGATGCGGAAAGCATCCTCGACAACCCCGACGACGTCCTGTAATCCATTCCCACAACCACCCCACTATGTATACCGCCGAGCAAATCGCCCAAGCCACCGCCGCCCGCACCCGCCAAGAGTACGACGCTATCGACGCCCTCAACCAGACAGGAGCCAAGTTGCTCCTCAAGGCCCCGGCTAAGTACGCCCACGATAAGGCCAACCCCCGCAAGGACTCCAAGGCCCTCCGCGAGGGCATCATGACGCACGTCGCTATCCTTGAGCCCGACCGCTTCGCCGCCTTCAAGCCCGAGCCCGACTGCGATAAGCGCACTAAGGAAGGCAAGGAGGTCCACGCGTATTGGAAGTCCACCCTGCAGCCGACCGACGTTCCTTGTAAGGCTGACGAGTACGATAACGCCCTCTCCTATTCCGACGCTCTCCGTGACGCTATGGCCCGGCACAACATCGTCCCCCTCGCCACCGAGGTCATGCTCAAGGCCGACTACATCGTCCCCATCAAGGGCTCAATCGATATCATCGGCGCCGACGGCTACCTCTACGACTTAAAGACCACGATGGAGGAAGCCACGCCCAAGGGGTTCGGTCGCCAGATGATCTGGTCGGACGACTTTAAGTTACAGGCTGCTTGGTATCTGCTCCTTTGCAAGGCCGCCCTGGGCACACGCCCCAAGGGATTTAGACTAATAGTGGTCGAGAAAGAAGCCCCGTTCCTCACCGCCGTCTTCGAGCTACACGCCGACCTGATTGCCGAAGGGGAAGCCCTCATGCTCTCGGCGCTGAAATCCTACGAGGCCTGCAAGTCCTTCAACGAGTGGCCCTCCTACTCCTCCGAGGTGCAGGTCATCGCCCGCCCCGCGTCCACCGCTCAGGCCGCCCCTATCAACTTTGCCTAATCTCCCACACCATGCCAAAAAAGCCACAACTAGCAATCGATAGTAAACCACGGGACTTGATTACACAAAAAGAGGTAGCAGCCCTTTTGAATGTTCACCCAATCACCGTCGGTCGCTGGACGACT